GAAAGTAACAAAAGATGTTAGTGATAGTGTTATAGCAGCCGCTGTATTAGCTGGATTTCCACTAAATAAACTGGATAGAATTGTAGAGTTTAAAGATGCTGCTACTGTAACAGTTAAAGGTTCAAATCTTATACCTATGTGTATTGGTGACAACTGGTTTTTAATTGATACAGATACAGATGTTAGTACAGCAACAGACATGGACACAGGTGCAATCAGCAACGGTGCAGATTACTTTGTCTATGCTTGTGATAATGTTGGATCTCTAGTTTTTAAGATTAGTTTAGCATCTACATTCCCTGCAGGGTTTGCCGCTGCGACAAGTCGTAAAATAGGTGGATTTCATACTCTTTGTACAAATGTGGGCGTAATTGCAAGTCACACTTTAACTGGATATACTGCTAATAGTGTTTTGCCCCAATCAGTTTGGGATCTTAAGCATAGACCAATTTGTGAACCTATTGGAATGGTTTGGAGTGATGAGGCACAAGTTTGGGTGGACATATATCTTGCGAGCGGTACAGGAGTTTCAACAACTAGTGTTAATGGTGGAACAATATCAGATACAAGAGATTGGATGAATTTTGTTGATGATTTTGGTGCTGTTAAAAAACAACTTCTTAATGATCCTGAGTTTCAGCTTATTGCAGCAGGTTCAAACGAAGAGACCAATATCACAGGTTCAGCCGATCCTATTACAACTGGGGGTCATGTTGATACAGCAGTACGTAGAATGATAAGTAATATCGGCTGCGAGGATTGTTGTGGAGTATTATCTCAGTGGCTGAGAGATCAATCAGCTATGTATGAGGGTGCTGTAGTAGTTGGATGGTATGATTTACCCGGAGCTAAAGGCTCTCTATACAGACCAGTCGATACTAACGATGTTAAGCTGATCGCGGGTGGTGATTGGGCTTATGCGGCGTTTTGCGGGTCTCGGTGTCGTTTTGTGGTTTTTCGTTGGGGCGCGGATGCGAGGCTCGGTGGGCGGGGCCGGAGCCTCAAAATCTAACACGACAATCCGCAACACGACAAAACGAACACTTGTGCCCGTAAACGTAAATACGTGTCCCGATGTTCGATAACACGTTAAACTAAACACGAAAAACGAAAACGTAACACGAGAAAAAATTGAAATTAATATTAATATTAGAACAGGCTGGTAAGTCATTACCTGTTAGCTGAACGCGGGTGGTAATTGGAATAATGCGGCGATTTGCGGGTCTCGGTGTCGTAATGCGAATAATTATCGTTGGAACGCGAATGCGAATATCAGTGGGCGGGGCCAGATACAGGAATTTTTTGAACAAACTCCTGGCTGGATTTATTGGCCTTCTCGAAAGGGAAAATACTAAACGGAGAGTAAGCAGAGTTAGTAGAGAAATCAAAAGCTCTGTTTACTATTTATCTATGAAAAAATATGGAAATTTATTTAAGAAAATAGTTACAACTGAAAACATTCATATAGCTTATTGTAAAGCTAGAAAAGGGAAACTTAAACAAAAAAAGATACAAGATTTTGAAAAGAATTTAGATATTAATATAGAAAATATCCGTAAAAGTTTAATTGACAGAACTTTTCATACATCAAGATATCGAACAAAAATAATACACGAACCAAAAGAAAGAACAATATTTATTTTGCCTTTTGCACCTGATCGTATAGTGCAGCATTCTCTTATGAATATTTTAGAACCTATTTGGGATAAAATGATGATACATAATAATTTTGCTTGCAGGGTTGGTAAAGGTATTCATGCAGGTAGTAGAAAAACAATGGAATATGTTAGAAAAAATAGTTATTGTTTAAAATGTGATATTTCTAAATTTTATCCATCTGTTAACCATGATATTCTATATGATATTCTTCAGCGAAAAATAAAATGTATTGATACACTATGGTTAATTAAAGATATTATATATAGTTATACCGGTAATGGTAATAATATTCCTATAGGCAACTATACAAGCCAGTGGTTTGGAAATATGTATCTCAATGAACTAGATACATATGTTAAACACGAGTTAAGATGTAAAGATTATTTAAGATATTGTGATGATTTTTGTCTTTTCCATAATGACAAAAAGATTTTAAATGAGGCAGCAAAAAGTATTGAATCATTTCTTTTAACTAATTTGAATCTTAAGTTTTCAAAGTGTGATCTATTTCCTGTATCTCACGGGGTAGATTTTCTTGGATACAGACATTTCCGTAAGTATATATTGTTAAGAAAGAGTACAGCAAAACGAGTTAAAAAGAGACTTGCACGATTACCACAATTACTTAAAAAGGGTAAGGTAACAAAAGAACAAGCTGAATCTTCTATTGCATCAACTTGGGGCTGGCTAAAGTGGGCAGATACTTATAATTTTCGTCTTTCGTTAGATATTGATAATTTAAGACAGGTGATAAATGGCTATTAAAAGATTTTCTAATTTTTCTGAAGAATATATTCCTTTAGAAGGAAATAAAGTTAAAATTGATTCTATGCTAAATCAAGAAGTACTTGTTACTGGGTATAATATAAAAAGAAGTAAATACATAAAAGAAGATAATGATAAGTGCTTAACAATACAATTTGAGATAAATGATGTTAAAAAGATAATTTTTACTGGATCAAATGTATTGATAGAGCAAATTGAAAAATACAAAAATGAGATACCATTTATCGCAATAATAAAGAAAATAGATAGATACTATACATTTTCATAAGTTAAGAGTAAAATATTAGGAGTTTTTAATAGTTTTAATTAGTTGTAATTCTACAAAGAAAGTTATAATAAAAAGAAAGTTATATAGAAACTACAATTTAATAAAACTTTAAAATTAATATTATTCATTTAAGGAAACATTTTCATGACTATAACTCAATTAGGTAATTATCAAGTAAAAGATGAGTCTATTAAAAGAACTCATCTAAATGTTTCTACACCAAGTGAAGCTGTAGTAAGGAAAGTTACAGCTGGAAAGTATATAAGGATAACACAAAATGGTGTTAAGGCAAAAACAGATAATCAATATAGTTTAGAAGATACAATAGATAAGTTGCTGTTTAGCAATAACAGTATAGCTTCTATTACTAGTAAGTTAACAGCAGAAAAAACAATATGTAGTAGGTTTTGCAGATTAAAGAAGAAAGGAGAAATTAAAAATGGATATGAAAGAATTTTTTATACAGAATGGATACTATTTAAATAATAATGAAAGTTTTTATATGGTTGTTAACGCAGTTAAACTAACAAGGGATTTAAAAACATTAGCTTTAGCTTCACCTGAGTGGTCATTCTTTGTCCATTTACTCAGAAGCAGTATAACCAAAAAAAATCTTTTATTTGTAGATGATGTTATTGATTTTTGTATGGATTTTGGAACTCCAACAATAGAAGATTTAACAGAATGGGTTATTAAATCCAAAAGTGACATGATAATGGATATTCTTGAACCTAAAATAGAAATTAATACAGACACTAAAATAAGTCGTCCTGAACTTAAAAAAATAATAACTGAAAAATGTCATATAGAAGATAATTGTATTTGGAACTACGGAGATGCTGAATACATTTTACCTTCTTTAGAAGAGGTTAAAGAAATTTTGGCAAAAAGTCCCATTAATACTTATAGTTATATACCAAACGGACATGATTGTGAAGACTTTTCAAGAGAGCTTAAAACTTGGTTGTCAAAAAGAGGTATTGGAAATTTAGCCTTATCTTTTATTGAAGTTAATCAATATAATGTAGATGGTAAGTTAGTTTCAGCTCACGGAATTAATCTTGTTGTAACAAGAACACTTGATGTATATTTTATAGAACCTCAGACAGATGAAATATTTGATCCTAAAGCAGAGCCTCCAGGATTTAATGGCATTACTCTTCAAAAAGTTAGATTTTTAGTGTTTTAATTATATAGAAAGAAAGGAATTAAGGCATGATAATATATATATATGAACTCCATTTAGACATGTTTTAAATCCTCACTTAGTAGGATTTAATGAGATAGATAAAAAGACAAGGGAAATTAAGTTAATAAGAGGAATAGTATCAGAAAATCCAGTAGATGTAGGAAGAAATATATTAGTCCATGACATGATTTCTAAAACAGAATATAAAAATGATGTTTGGATGTTCTTTATTGATGATGCATTTTTTACTAAGAGAGCAATAGATGCTGGCTATACCCCAAAAGTATTAAGTAATATTCATTCAGCACATATTGATTTTCAAACATTTAGAGTTTATGGACACCCAGATATAATAGAT